TACGAGATTTCTGCCTGTCTCGTGGGCTCGGAGATGTGTATAAGAGACAGTAACAATAATTAAAATATCGATCGATCTCTCCCGTATAGATTATCCGTGCCGCCATATTTAGGGCTGGCAAAACAAAATGCGATTACTTAATTATGGATTGGGCTGATTTATAATGAGATACGTTTTCTGGACTTCAAATCATTTTGCGACAAAAAGCGTTATTTCGTGACAAGATCGCCAGGTTTGTCACATATTGAAACGCTGTAAAGTGACAGCCTTTTGATCTTCTCTCAATAAAGGTACAAAATCTTCTCAAATTATCCAAATGTTTATCTTCTCCCCTGCTGATACATAGCCTCCAATCCCCTATAAATAAAGGATTTGAGGCTTCTTATTTTTCCTGACCGTTCATTCGTCAGACTCTCGTTAATACAGCTTGTCGTAGCTTAAAACCGGCTAAAAATCACCCAACGATAACATCGCAGTAGACAAGAAGTGATCTGTTAAAATTGTGTTAAAGGGGGTGCACTTTTCGTGTTTGGGGGTGCACTTTGGGGGTGCAAATCAAGAAAAAAAAATGCTTGAAAATGGGGGTATAAGCACTAAAAAAGTGCCATTAAAATACAAAAACATGTGTTTTTATACCCTATATGTACAACAGTATTTGATTTATGATAGATATAACGCGTTGATTTATAGCATTTTATTTGCTTTATTGCTATAAAATACATATATTTGCCTATGATTTAAGATGAAAGTACTTTTTTAGTTGAGATAAATATGGATGCATCTGCGCTCCCGGTGATATTGCCGGGAGCATTTTAACTGGATCTCATTTATCTCATTTTCTATTTTATTTTAATTATATATTAATTAGGATATAGGCATTAGTCTATTTTTTAAGGTTGTAGGTTGTTTGTTTCTTGCGATCCCGGAGAAATCCGGGATTTTTCGTCAAATAAGTATTATAAGATCGTTTGTTTTTACTTTAATCTATCTATTAATTTACTGATTTGAATATGTAGCATTTTCTGTTCATCTAACAGTTCCTTTATATATACGTTTTGCCTTTCAAGTTGTTTCCTATAATCATCACATATATCATTGTTTGTTTTTTCTGTGTCTGTATCAGTCCTCACTGTATTAATAGTTCCTCCATTATTATGACCTGTTGTTATATTATGGTGACCATTTATAGATTGTATTAAAGATACTTGTTTGTTTGTCTTAAGCATATTTCCTTCTCCTGTTATAACCCATTCTGTGTCAAGTTCGGAGTATATTCTAATAATATCTCCAACAACTTTAGCTGATATGTTTTTCACCTTTCTCCAATATCCATTGGAAACTCCAATAGACTGTTCGAACTGGTTTATACTAATACCTTTATAAGCGATAAATTCATTTATGCGATCCTTTGCATCCATAGATATTGTTATTAATATTTGTTAATTAATAGACTATATTCCTATACTCTTTTGTTTGTTCGGATTATAGTCTATATATTTGTGCCGTTATCTAAAGAGGTAACGCCACAAATGTACGAAATATATTTAAAATATCAATTATGAAAACAGTAGTTATTAAAGAGGTAGAATTACCATTGTTGCCACCTAAGGGCTGGAAAAAGAAAGTTGCAGAAGCGGCCGGGTGCTGTGAAAAAACGGTTTACAATGCATTACGTGGAAATCTTAAAGGTCCCCAAGCTAATAAAGTGCTTGAGGTATACAAGCAGTTATTCGGTAAAGTAACCAGGTCAGAAACAGTAGATAGATAAAATTATGGAAGCAAAGAACAACAATCAGCAGGCTATAGGTCTGCAAACCTTTTTAAATGAAAACATTGGTGCTGAAATCAGAACCATAACCGTCGATGAGGAACTTTTCTTCGTAGGAAGAGACATTGCATTGTCATTGGGGTATAATGATCCCGTATCAGCAATTTCGCAACACGTTGATAATGAGGATAGGGTGAAATGCCCTATCCCTGATAATCAAGGATTTAGCCAAATCACCACTTTGATCAACGAAAGCGGTATGTACGCTCTTATCTTTGGCTCCAAGTTACCGGCTGCCAAAGCCTTCAAAAGATGGATCACCAGCGAAGTCCTCCCCACGATCCGCCGTACCGGTAGTTATTCCCTTCAAGCACCCCAGCGCCAGTTATTACCCGCTCCCAAATTCCGTCCGGAATTTATTGAATGGAAAGAAAAGGTTTGTCACTGGCTAAGTCGGAAGGAGCTTCTGGAAGTTGCGAATGGTCTGAATCTCACCTATTCTCATGTTCGTAAAGTATATTCCGGTAACACAATGAGCAAAAGAGTTGCATCGGCATTGAATAGATCCGCAAAAGCCAACTGTCAGAAGCGCAACTATTATCCTGATCCTCTTCCCGTATACGAACAGTTGTCAATTGAATGGGGGGAAATGCAATGATTACCTACACAATGGGCATCAACCTGGAATATCTCCGAATTGTAATCTCGATCTGGCGTGAATACGGTATGCTTTGCCCGGTCATTATTCCAAAGGATCAGGATAAAGAAGGACCTATTATGATAAAGATCGGACCGACATCCGAAGAGAAGATTTCGGAAATGGTAGACAAGATATGGAACATAGCCGGAGCTAAACGGTTAGTCAAAGAAATTGAAAAATAACCAGTTTGTAATAAGAACTTTTAATTTAATCATGGTTTATTACCCATGCTGCAGAGGCAGCAAAATCATCCTGGTCCGTGAGGATAAGGATGTTTCTGAAATATTTTCCATAAATGTAAAGTATTTAGCAAGCTGCGAAAGCAGCACAACTGCCCTGGTTCGTGATGAATAAGGGCAGAATTTAAAACGATTTATCAACCCTTTAAAAATAGATTAAAATGACAAAAATGACAAGAAGAGAGAAAAGACAACAATTAGGACAGATGTTCCTGGAACTGTCTGATTTCTGCAAGAAAAACGACATCTCGATAGCTGCAGTTGCCTGCTACAATAATGGCAGGGAATTCGTGCCAATGAGTATTTCCTATTTCCATGAATGTCGGCCCGGAGCCCTGATACCGGTTACGCTTGTGGAAATGAAAGACAACCCTCGTCTTGATGCTTATATCAAGACTACAGCGGATGCCAGTAGAATAGATTTAAAGACCCTGGGCCTTGATGACTGATAAAAAACTTATTAACCCTTAAAATTAGATTTAAAATGAAAGAAGAACAGCTTTTAAAAATGGCCGAGCAAGTTAAAAAAAACATGCGAGGAAAACGGTATCACAGTTTTGATGCTTATTGGGAATATCGAAGGAGGCAGAGTTAATAGTACTAACCTTCTCATGGGCAAAGTAGATGCTTTGACTACGATGATTGTTGGACTTATGAACGAAAGTACTGAGTTCTCCAAGCTCATCCAAAACGCTTCTGAGTATTACACAGTACAACAAAGAGAAAGTAAACATGAATCGCTTGCAAAAAACATAGAAGAATTATTCAAAGCTATCCGAGACGCTGCACATCAGACGCCTAGAGGATAAATTAAAGGAGCAGTCAAGGAACCTTCCGCTTGTTTTCAGGATTACGTACTTAACCTTTTTCATAACTATATAAATTTTTCGATAGGTGGTAAAAAGAGACGGTAAGGCGGCCTTCATTCCCAGTTCGATGCCGGGAACTGCGCAAGAGTTAAACGATTATAGAAATGCCAATTTTTATAGATAACGATATACTGGTGGTCACCAAAGACGAGCTTGTTCCCAGGTTCTACGAATGGAACAGCCTTAAAAGTCTGTTGCGCCGTCACAAGGACAAGCCCACCGGCCTTAAGCGCTACTGTCGTGGCGGTGGTCGGGGCAACCGTCTGCTCATCCTTTTCGACTCCCTTCCCGTGACCATCCGCGAAGCCATCGGCGATCCCCGCCGTGTGGAACATATCCTTTTGCTTTATTTCAGTATGGATTCCGATGCGGTGGATTTCTATTCCGCTTATGAGGATGCCGCCGGCACACTCTCGGTAGAGGAACAGGACAGGTATGTGATGAACGCTTCCGTTCTGAACGCCCTGCTTGCGCTCCGTGAGGCCCGCCTTTCCGAATGGCAATCCAGGGGACGCAGAAGTATGTACGGGCTGGATGATTCGGTATGGTCCGACTACAGTACCTTCTTACCGGTGCTGGAGAAGAAGTTCGGAAAGACGCACACTCTTCCTCCTTCACGTGCCCGTCTTATTGAGAAGATGAAGAAATATTCCGCCGGGGACAAGGAGGACGGTTACCGTTTTCTTATCAACAAGAACAGGGGTAACAACTCCGCCGGTATCCGTACGGAAAAGGCCCGTGTCCTTCTGGAGAGCATGTTCGCCCATCAGTCCTGGAAGCCGGACATGGCTGAGGTGTTCCGCCAGTACGATGCCTTCCTGTCCGGATATGTGGAGATCGTGAATGTGGAGACCGGCGAGGTGTTCGACCCGAAGGATTACGGAAAGATCTCCCAGCGGACGGTAAGCGGCTTCCTGAGTTCCTGGGAGTCTGGTGTGGCCACTTCACGCAAGCGTACAGGTAACCGTCAGATCCGTCTGGGAATGTACGTCCCCTTCGAAACGCTGGAGCATCCGCAGTGGGCCGGAAGTATCACTTCGGTGGACGACCGCCAGCCTCCCTTCTTCTATGCCGAGGGTAAGCGTGTATGGTTCTATTGCGGAGTGGATCTTGGCAGCGAGGCTATCACCGCATGGGTGTACGGAAAGGACAAGGAAGGGATCATTTCCGAGTTCTACCGCCAGATGGTGCGCAATTACTCACGTTGGGATGTGCCCCTTCCTTACGAGCTGGAGTGTGAGAGCAACCTGAATTCCGGTTTCTCGGATACCTTCCTCAAACCGGGAGCCATGTTCAAGACCGTCAGGATCGAGGCGAACAGTGCCCGTTCCAAGAGATGTGAGGCTTACTGGCGTCCCATACGTTACCAGATGGAAAAGAAACGTGAGGGCTGGCTGGCCCGTCCGTTTGCCAGAAGCGAGTCCAACCAGGTGTCTACCGGCAAAGTGCCCATTCTGCCTTTCGAGCGGATCATCGAGGAATGCCTCATAGACATTGAAAGATGGAACAATACCGAGCACAGCATCTACAAGGGCATGACCCGCTGGGAGGTTTTCCTCCAGAAGCAGAATCCGGACAATACGAACGTCATCAACTGGCGGGGTATCCTTCCGTCTTTGGGTAAAAAGGTCGCCACAAGCGTAAGCCTGGCCGGTCAGGTACGTTTCCGCAAGATGTGGTACATGCTGGGTGATAACGGTACCCTGGCTACAGGAGACAAGCTCATCGGATATATGCGTACGCTGGCCGGCAAGGAGGTGGACATCTATTACATGGATGACAATGACGGGAGCGTGCTGCGTGCCGTTATCTGTCTCAGGGATGACAGCAGGATCATCTGCGAGGCGGTTCCTCAGCCCGTAACGGCACGTTCCGTGCTGGAGGAGACTCCCGAGCAAAGAAAGAACCGTGAGCTGATGGCGCGCTACCGGAATACGCTGGAGGGATACAGCCGCAGGCACTATCAGGAAATCGACAAGGTGGTAGTCATCGATCACAGAAGCGATACGCTCAACGACAAGTTCCGCATCTCCTCACTTGGAAGACGGTATGATTCTGAAGAACGTGAGGAGGTTGAGATCCTGGAAGAGACACCGGTGGACGATATCATTTTAAACGGTCCGCAAATATCCTTTAATAAAGATTTAAGAACAAACTTTTAAATATAGCAGATATGGAAATAGAAACTACCAGAGAGTACAGACAGAAGGTACTGGATGCCTTGAAGGAGGCAAGAGAACTCTTCAGTGGCAGTAACGGTGAATTTGCCAAGAAATACGGGCTTAATCAAGGTATCTACAGCGAGATTGTCAATGGAAAGATCACGGCGGATACCGAAAAGAAGATCGGTCACAGAAAATGGCTGTCGGTTGGTCGATTGCTGGGAGTAACAGCTTCAGAGCGTATGTGGAGAATGGCTCGTACAGACGTGTTTAACATGATTGAGCAGTATGTGGACTTCTGCAAGGAGTATTCCAAGGCGATGATGTTCGTGGATGAGTGCGCCATCGGCAAGACCTATTCGGCCCTTTATCTTTCCCGTAACCGCAAGAACTGCTTTTATCTGGATGCCACGCAGTGTCGCAGCCGCCGTTCCTTTATCCTTCATCTGGCGCGTTGTATTGGTTCCGACGAAGGGACAGTGGAAGAGATGGAAGACAGCATCAAGTATACCCTGTGCAATATTCCTTCTCCGGTTGTGATCATTGATGAAGCCGGCGCGCTGAGTTACGCGGCACTGGAGTCCCTGCATGGTCTGTGGAACGGTACGGAAAATATGTGTGGTTGGTTTATGATGGGATCTGACGGACTTCGCACAAAACTGCAGAACGGAAAGGGACGCAGCAGGAAGAATTCATTCAAGGAACTGTTCTCCCGTTTTTCCAGCAAATATTATTCGATTGTACCTACCGGTAAGGATGACCGGCTGCTGTTTTATCGTCGGTTGATCACAGACGTACTGTCGGTCAATGTAAGCGACAGAGAAATGGTGAAGAAAGTGGTGAACATGTGTCTTGATACGCATGGAGAGACACTGGAAACGGGTCTGAGACGTGCGGAGTCGGCGTTGATACTTATGCAGGAAGGAGCTTGATGATGGAAAAGGAAGAAGAAAAGAAGCCGAAAAGACGCGTACGTCTGCTTACCATGCGTAATGTATATGACAAGAAAATCTCCAAGTTCCAGTTTGACGGCATGTGGGCGGAGTATATATCCTCTGAACCGGAAGATCATGGAATATGGCTCATTTATGGAGCCGAGAAGAACGGAAAGACCACTTTCGCGCTTATGCTGGCCAATTATCTGCGGCAAATGGGAAGAGTGCTTTACCTGAGTGCTGAGGAGGGTATCTCGGCAAGTATACAGGATACCTGCCAGCAGGTAGGCATACCGGAAGAATGCTCAAACATGTACATGTATGAATACATGCCCATAGAGGATCTCTGGGAGAAGCTGAAGGACCGTCGGAGCGCCAAGGTGGTGTTTATTGACAATGCTTCCTATTACAAGGACGAGTTGATGAGCAAGGAGTACGGATTACTCAGTCTGATTCGTAAATTCCCGGAAAAGCTGTTTATCATTCTTGCCCATGAGGAAAAGGGCAAGCCGCACAATGCCGCTGCAAGGCAGGCTTCCAAGCTGGCAAAGGTGATCTTCCATATCCAGGGACTGGCTGCTATCGTGAGCGGACGCGTGGGTAATAATGTAGGCAAGAAGATCCCAATTATTGAAGAGAGAGCCCGGTTATATCATGGTAACGAATTAAATGACAATGATTATGAGCAATGACAAATCTCCCCGTCCGGTGTTCTATGCCACCAATCGCCAGAAGACCACGATTCATAACCTCAAGCGTAAGAAGGGGCTGGATGATGATGCTTACCGTGCCACGATCTACAGCTTCACTCACGGACGTACCGATTCATCGAAGTATATGTATAAGTACGAAGCTGCCGAACTGATTCAGAAATGGCTTGATCCCGAAGGCAAAAATGAGAAGCGGCAGAAAGAGCAGAAGGAAGTTGTTGGAGACATCTATGGGCTGTCATTCAGTATCGGTATTCTTAACAAGGGATACAGCAGTGACGATCCTAATGAAGTTGAGATGAACAAGGCAAAGATATCCTCTTTCCTGAAAAAACGGGGAGCTATCAAAAAGGAGATAGGCCAACAGAACCTGGAGGAACTGAAAGAGACCTTGAAGCAATTACAAACGATTAAGAAAAAGGATGGAAAATGAAGTGGATCTATAGACTGGAGGTTGTGGCCTGTATTATCGGGATCATCACCGCTGACGATTGGATAGTAGGGTGCTGGGCTTTCAGTTGCCTGTTATGGGTACTGATCGCTTCCGGGAATAACAATGACAACAACGAGAAAAATCAACATAGTATTAATTATTAAAACCAATTTTATGGCAAAGACAAGAGTAAAAAAGACGGTTATTACCGGCGTGACAAGTGAACAGGCGGAAGCAGCGTTGAGAGAGTTCTCCAAGGCGGATGCCAGAATTCAGAAACTTACATCTGACAAGGAGCTTAAGCTCATCGCTATCCGTGATAAATATGATGCGGAGATTGCGGAGCAGACGGAAAGGATGAAAGAATCGGAGGATATCCTTCAGGCTTTTGCGATGGAAAACAAAGAGAAACTGTTTTCCAAGACTAAGAGCTACAGAACTCCATATGGAGTGTTCGGATTTCGCTTGGGGCAGCCCAAGATCGAGTGCTTTAAAGGTTTTACTAAGGCTGCTATACTCGATTTGGTTAAGAAACATCTTCCCGATTATATCTGCACAAAAGAAAGCGTGGCAAATAATCGTATTATCGATGATCGTGAGAAGCAGGAAGTTATCGATAAACTACCTGAATGTGGTATGGTTGTAGTACAGAGGGAGACATTTTATGTGGAGTCGAAGAAAGACGATCAGGCGTCCTAAATACTCATATGCTCCTATCGGTAGCCGGTGGGCAGTTTATCACTGGTTGGAGATAGGGGATATCCTCGAGGTAGACAAGGTTGGTGAATTCCCCACCAGTGAAGAAGCTAGGAAAGAATGCTACCGGCTTAACGGCTGGAAATATGAAGAACCTGGGAAGAGAAAAAATAACCTCAAATATTAATAATTTAATTTTTTTACATTATGAATGAAATTTATTGGATGACCGTAGTTGGTAACCTGTCCACTGCGTTTATGGTCGTATGGATTGTAGCTTTGCTAGTTATCGTTACCATGCTGTTTGCTCTGCTGGTAACGGAAGGTGATATGATAGAAGATGAGGGTGGAAAACGCAATTTTTTTAAATGGTTGAAACGCTTTGTTGTCTGTGGTGTAATAGCAGCGATGGCGAGTCTTTTCATTCCATCGACCAAAGAAATGTTTCTTATCTATGGTGTCGGTGGCACGATTGACTATATCAAGACGAATGATACGGCAAAGCAGCTTCCGGACAAGTGTATCAAAGCGCTTGACCGTTTTGCAGATAAATATATTGACGAACCTGAAAAAGACAAATAATTATGGGAATGCACGCATGGTTTGAATGTAAGATCCGTTACGAAAAGGTAATGGAGAACGGAATGCAGAAAAAAGTGACTGAATCTTATCTGGTAGATGCTCTCAGCTTCACGGAGGCGGAAGCACGGATAATAGAAGAGATGACTCCCTTCATCTCTGGAGTGTTTACCGTCTCTGATATCAAACGCGCCAACTATAGCGAGATATTCCCCAGCGACGCAGAGTGTGACGACCGCTGGTTTAAATGTAAACTGTGCTACATCACATTGGATGATAAGAGCGGAGCCGAGAAAAAAACAAGTACCTATGTGTTGGTACAGGCTTCGGACCTCGAACGGGCGAAGAAGAACCTTGATGCCGGCATGAAAGGCACAATGGCAGACTATCAGGTGCCCTCAGTCGTAGAAACAGCTATCATGGATGTATATCCTTATACGGCTGACAAGGATGCCAGACCTGAACCGGACGAAAAGAAAAAGGAGGAATGAGTAATCCAAAGGTAGTTGCAGTCCTGCTCATTGTATGTGAGCAGGACTCCCTTAACGATCCGAAAGAAACGGTGAGCAAGGTTGGCATGGAATATGATCTGCCGCAGATTAAAGTAGAAGGCACCAATTATGCGATAGATTCCTTCATACATGAAGAGAGTAAACGGGTACGTTTTGGCTGGCATACACGTGACAAGCCTTTCCATCCGCAAGATTTCAGACGGAAAGTCAACCGGCACCGCATCAGGAGCCGGTGCTTTTAAAGACAATTTAATTTCTATTTAAACTACAATCTTATGAACTTAAAAGAAAACAAGAAACCCATGCATATTATCCTGGAAGAGGTCTCTAAAGTGACAGGAGTATCAAAGGAACTGATCAAGTCACGCATCAGGATGCGGGAGGCGGCTGACGCAAGGATGTTGTTCTGTTACATGGCCCGCAAGGAAGGTTATCTTCAGCGTGAAATAGGGAGTTTTGTCGGACTGTGCCATTCGCGTGTGTCTGCGGCCTATTATGATGTAAAGTTGGGAAAAGGGAAGTTTCGTCCTCTTATAGCAAAACTGTCCGAAGGTACGGAAGTGTCGCCAGAGAACCGGAAGAGCATGGATGTGGAGGATTGGATAGAGGATCAGAGCTTTGTTGTAGTCAATCCTGATCTTCCCGTTGTCGGGAAGTCAGTTGCCTTGAAGGCAGTCCGGATGGCGGAGAGCAGGACGGCGACAAAAGCCGTCGGGATTCTTTCCTCCGTTCTGGAAGGCTGGATGCATGGCGGTGATGCGGACTGTATCGTTGCGGAATTTGAAGAGAAACTGGGCGATGCGCTCAAGAAAATAGAGGTATGAATAAAATAAAGAACCGTAGGCTTGCTCTACGAGCCTATAAAATCAGAGTCAAACAATACCCTTACAATAAGCCATTGATTGATAGAAACAATCTAGCTTTTGTTCGTAAGGAAAATGACGGAAACCGATGTGATTGTTTCGGGCATTGGCGTAACTATTGGAATACAAGACCATTTTAATTAACTAATACAATCAGAAAAAAATTAAATGAAAACGTTTTATAGGACAGCAAATAGGAATGTTATCCATCCTGAATTTGGGATAATATTAAAAAGTGGGGACAGAGTGTTAACATCAGAAGCCCGAACAAATGACGAAGGAAAAATTGTAGTCACTGTATTCAGTAAATATTGGTTTGATGCTCCCATCTCTTTTTTTTTAGTGAAGAACACACAAAAGTATTTACTAACTCTTAATAAGAATAGAAAGGAATTAAATGAAGATGCAATCTAAGATAGATTATTCCATAGCCTTACTTCGTAAATGCGAACAGATGGCACTTGATTATGACCCGGAGGATGGCTTTTACTTAGCGTTCTCCGGTGGCAAGGATAGCCAAGTCCTTTATCACCTTGCGAAGATGGCAGGAGTAAAATTTAAGGCTCACATGAACCTTACGAGCATCGATCCACCCGAAGTTATCCGCTTTGTAAAACGGAACTACCCGGATGTGGAATTGATTAAACCAAAGATGTCTATCTATGATATGGCTTTAAAAAAACACTTATTACCTACAAGAACAATCCGTTGGTGTTGCGCTGAATATAAAGAGATGTCCGGTGCTGGCAAGGTTACCTTGATTGGCATTAGAAAAGCAGAAAGCGTCCGGCGCTCTAAGCGTGAAGAGATTGAAATAAGCGGTCACAAATTTAGCGGCAACTTCGACCAATTCTCTGAACACAAAGAAAAGATGGTTACTTGCGTGGGAGGAAAGGATAAGATACTTGTTTCTCCGATAATTCACTGGACTGATAGGGACGTATGGCAGTTTTTGAATGGGAATAGCATAGAGCATTGCTCGTTGTATGATGAAGGCTATAAGCGCATCGGATGTATTCTCTGCCCAATGTCTAACTATAAGCAGAAGTTAAAAGATTATCAGCGCTTCCCCCATGTGAAACGTAAATGGATTCAGACCATACAAAAGTTGATTGATGCCGAATATGTCAACCACAACTTTACCGATGCAGAGTTTGGCTTTTATTGGTGGATAAGCGATAAAGGTTTTGACCAATATTATGCAGACGAAGTACTGCAACAGAAAATAGAGTTTAACGTATAACAAGAATAAGTATGAGCGAAATAGAATATATAGAACAACCCAAAGCGATAGCTAAACTTGTTCATAAGTCGACCCAATCTATTATCCCAGTTTACAAGCCATTAAATTGGTTTCAAAGACTAATGATAAGATGGTGTTTTGGACTTAAATATGAGAGGATTAAATAATAACAAATCAATTATGGGCGAGGTAATAGTAATAAAAATAATTCTTTTACATCTTATTGCTGAAGCGATTGTCTGTTTTTTAGGCATGATTACGATGGATCATACAACCATCCAGAAATATTTGAGAGGTACTCTTTTTATAGTAGTTCTATCCATGATGGTTTCATTAGGGTATGTAATAATTAACCAATAACAATAAGAAAGGAGGAAATATGAAGAATTCTAATAAGAAAGAAATTATACTTGAGTTGGTTTATGACATTCCATCTTTGATAAGAATGCAGGAGTTATCCCTGATAGAGTTAAAGAAGAGTGTTCGTGACCAACGAGTCATAGACTTTCAGGAGGACATTCTAAGAGTCTTAAAGGCTGTCAGTAAAATGGATTTGATAAAATTAGATGAAAATTAATATGAAACAGACATTAGAAGAAGCCGCTAAACAAGGAGCTGAAGGATATAATATAGTTGGACAAGTTATTTATAAGTCCGGATTTAAAGCTGGCGCAAAATGGGAGAAAGAACAAGCAATTGAAATCCTTTCCTCCGTTTTAGAGAATTGGGTACATGGCGGTGATGCAGACTGTATCATTGCGGAGTTTGAAGAAAAAATTAATGTACAAATGGTAACGAATTAAAGAGAAAGGAGAAATAAAATGAGAGTGTCACTTAAAAAGGCTTTTACCATATTAGATGGGAGGTTATCAACAAAAATGGATGATGTATATGAAATGCTAAATTTCATATTCTCCGAAAACCTTTATACACATCAAATTCCAACAGCTATGCGAAAGCTAAAAGAGCTTAATCCCGATTGGTTTTCGGATGGAGTAAACGTAGTTGAATCTATAAAGCAGAATTATAATACAAATGATTTTCAGGAGCTCATGGAGATTATTGATAAAGAGTTTTATGCTTATGAGATTGAGTTGGGAAAAGTTGAAGCGTTAATAAAATTTTCAGATGGATTATTCCCCGAAGAATAAATACTCAAAATTAATTAAATAGGAACAAAATAACGGGTGCCCGGCAGATCAGCTGTAGCACCCGCTATCCATATATAAGAAAAGTCAGTCCTTTTTAATGAAGACTATCTGTTTCCTTCCAGTCTTCCTTTTATCTGCTCTTCGGTAAATCCGAATCCGGCGGCAAACTGTTTGAATTTTTCCTTCTGCCTTTCAGAAAGAAGTGCATATAGGCTTTCCAGCGGTGTCGCACTTTTGATTGCTTTTTTAAATTCTTTCCTTTTCATATGAGTTTCTGTTTTTTATGTTTGCAACAATCGCAGTCGCACAGCATCAGCCTTGCCTTCTCGAACATCAGCTGTCCGATCCTCCCTGAAAGGTAGCAGATTTCCTCTCCCCACGGATCGATCCCCAGTGCTGCCGCCATATGCGCTTCCAGATGCTTGCGCTCATGGTCGTAGGAGTTCTGGAATTCCGCAGGCGAGGAAGTGGCGCTGATGACCATGACCGTCCGGCGTGTGGCATAATTGGAATAGGTGAGTCCTGTATCGGGCTTTCCGGAACTCAGGTTCTCGTAAGCCGTCTGCAGGTCATCCCCCCGGCATCCGATATCGTACAGCCTGCCCATGATCTCATCCGTATAGTAAGCATCCACGGCATAATATACCTCGACCTTCCAGTCGTATCCGCTTATGTCGAACTGCTGCCGGATCATAGCATCTCATCCCATTCGACCGGTTCTCCTGCCCGGCACATCTTCGCATACCACATGCACATCACCACTCCGTCGGGCGCATCAAAATCATCGATGGTGTCCTTTACGTAAAGTGCCAGGTGTGCATCATCCGTAACAGAAGACTTCAGGTAGTCTGCCTTTCCCATGTTGGCCACATACACATAGTCGTAGAGTGTGTTGTTTTCCACCCTTACGCCATTCTTTGCCAACAGCTCGTCGACCTTGTCCTTACTCAGCGGCTCGATCCTTTCACTTTTCCCTGTTGCGGGATTCATCCTGCGCATGAGTGATACGGCATATTCGCACAGCTTCTTGTTGAAGTGCCAGCCGTAATTCTTCAGATACGCCGTCATTTCCCTGGGACGGTCGTCATATGTATCAAGAGGTTCCTTTACCTTGCTCATAGTGTATTCAAATTAAACGGGATGACGTCTGTCCGCCATCCCGAAGAGTTAAACAATTAGCGGTATCTGGAGTATCTTCCCGTTCCCGGTACTCCACGGCGTTGTCCCATGTCCCCGCCATAACGGTTTCCGTATCCACCGCCACGGTTCCCATAGCCGCCGTATCCGCCGCGATTTCCATAGCCGCCGTATCCGCCACGTTGTCCCATGTCGTCATACTCGTCGTCATAGTCATCGTAGTCATTACGCTGTCCCATGCCGCCTCTGCTCTCGGAGATCTCTTCGATGCACTGCATGAGCTTTCCTCCATACTTGAGCATCTTCTCAGCGTAGTCGCTCATCTTCTCGACCTTACTGTCTTCTATTTCGATCATCATCATGTCTGTTGTTTTTTTGAATTGTTACTACTTGCCTTTTCCGCAGGTTTGAGCAGTTCGGCCATCATAGCCTTCAGTTCCGATATCTCCTGCCGGAGGGCTTTGTTCTCCGCATCCTGCCGCTGTCTTTCGGCCAGCTCGGGATTGAGTGTTTCCATCATCCGGTTGCATGACTCCACCACCGTGCGGTGATAGTCTATGCTCTTGAGTATCTCCTGTGACCTGGTCCTCATCGCCGTGACCTCGGCGTTCATCGATTCCCGTGATCCGGAGATCACCATGTTTCCTCCTCCCGGAAAATTGGCATCCGCAATATCCGCGCCTGCCGGTATCTTCTGAAAGGTTACGGTCTGTTCTCCCACCTTTACGGTGATATCCACCACCATTCTCATGGGCTGTCCGAACATCATCGGCTGCTGTGCCGCTTCGGGTACCGGAGCGGATACTCCCACGACCGATCCCGTCTCAACAAAGGGTGTTCCGTCCTTGTGCAGGATATAGAACTGGTTGTTTACTCTTAAATTTTGGAAAGGCATATTTTCTTCTCTTTATAAGGCGGGATTTCTCCCGCCTGTAGTTTATACTACTCCGGTCATTACCTGCAGGGTGTTTGTCGCCCTGTCGAACCAGAATTCATAGACTCCCGTTCCGGGAATGTCAGCTACCGTAAGCGCTTCTCCACCGTATTTGGTCACCGCCTGTGTCACCCCGTTCGTTTCAAAGAGTACCGGCAGTGTGCCTGTAGTCCCTGTGGGGATTGCCTGTCTGAGGTCAATGAATATAGTTCCTCTGTACCAGGCGTTGACAAAAGAGTGGTTGGGGAAGGAGAACACCGCATTTTCTGCGGTCACATTCACGCCGGATGTGGCGATTGCCGCCGATCCGCGCCGGTTAACGAATTGAAAGGGAAATGGCATACTTACCTCCTTTCTCCGGGTCAACCCCAGAATCCGTTACCCGCTCCCAGACCGATGCCGCATCCCAATCCGTATTGTGCTGCCACACAGGTCGGTATGCCTACCACCGGGCTGTACGGAACCTTTGCCACTTCGGGCTGGTTGCATTCGATCTTGGCCAGACGTGAGCTCAGGTCACTCAGCGCAGCGTTGACAGGAGCAATGGTCTGTGCCGATACTTGTGCGAAGTATGCGTTCTGATGTTCCTGTGAAAGCTGGTTAAGCAGCGTACTGTTTCTCTCGCGCAGGGTATCGATCTTGTCGAGCAATGCCTGGTTCTGCATCGCATCCAGCTTGCTGATGATCGCGTTTGTGTTGGTTGTGCCGGCATCACGCAATGCAAGCGTGTTCTGGTTGGCTGTGTTCACTAGGGTGTTTGTCTGGTTGCAGACAGACAGCTGGTTCTCATAGCCCATCTTGGTAATGTTGTTGTTTGTCTCGCAGCAGCACTGACAGATCTGTGACTGGATGGCGTTGTTACCTTGCATGATCGCGGTAACGATCTGGTTGGTATTCATGCCCATCTGGTTTCCGATGTTGCAGATCTGCATGCCCAGTCCGTTGACAGCTGCCATGACAGCGTCGGAAGAGGTATTCAGTGCGGTTGCAAGGGACTGGATGTCAAAGCCGTTGCGTTGTACGGCCTGCATGATCACAGCGGTGTTTGCATCGTTCTGTACGAACGGCACTACGCCTCCCTGTCCGTTACCCATCATTCCGCCACGGGCACCACCGAGACCTCCCGCGCCACCCCATCCCATCAGGATGAAAAGAAGCAGGATGGCAAACATGTCGTCTCCCCATCCGTTGCCGTTACGGTTGTTCCCGCTGCCCATCAGGGCCAGGATGTTCGGGTCTACACCTCGTTGCTGCATCAGAGCCGGAAGCATGGCCAGAACGCCGTTAGTTCCACCTCCTGAGTTTCCCCCTTCAGGGAAAACAAATGTTCTTGATTCACTCATAGTTGTATTTGTATTTATAGTTCCGGTCACTATTCGACCGTACTGCAAACATACTCATCTACAACTGACCTGTCGAGAAATCACTTCCCATGCGCTTCCTGATGCGTGTCAAATAAATACCTATCATAGGCGAAGTAATGTTACGTGATATCAGATGCCGTACACCTCGTGCCGTGCGGTGAAGCATCGTAGCGATCTGGTCGGGATACAATCCCTTTTCGGTCAGAAGGGTAACAAGAACATATCTGGCATCGGTAGTCTCCATATCCTTACAATCACCCAGAATCCTGTCTCTGGATACTTCCGTTTCCTCCTCTGTCAGGGAGAGCAGTTTAAAGAAAATTTCGCTCTTACACATAAACTTTTGATTTTTATTGTTACTTTTGTGCACCACATTAAAATGATGCATGTTACCTACGTTAAGGACTTTAGCCCTCAGCGTGTAGGTAACATGCATCGTTATAATTGTTTTTAATGTGGTAGTTAAAACAGCGAAGCGTTGAGGGCTTTTTATTATTCCCTCCTTATAATTGGATATTTATCTAGAAATCATTACTTTTGTCATTGAGGTAGAAAGTTTTTCAAGATTGTTTTAATTGTTTTCAGGTATGAAGAAATCCAGAATGAATACTCCGGGACGGAGTTATGTTCACCGTGTGTCGTCTATCGTGCGCATTTATGACGAGCACTCTCGTGACGGTCTGTCCAATCGTGAGATCCTGCGGCGCTATATCTGGCCGGAATTCAGGATATGTGAGCGTACGTTCTATAACATTATTAACGCCAGTGCGGATGACCGTATCATTTCCAAGCAGAAGGAAATGCAGATGAGCCTTTTCTAGAGCTTCTGCGTGACGCGGAATGTATATTCTTCGATATCCTCTATCACTTCTGCATGATTGTGGTTCGTATCGCTGGCGGTACGCCGGAACATATCGAAGAATACTTTGCCGTCATTTCCCAGGAAGTTATGCAGATGCCCGCTGAGTTTATCCAGCAGATCAAAACGCCGGAGTGTTTGCTCCTGGTATCCGCTTCCCTTCCTTGAAGAACCTTTCCAATCGGTAACCACATGCAGCCTGATGGGAACGGTTGCTGTCTGTGTGGCGGCAGAGAGCATCTGCCATTTGTAAGGCATGAACTCAAGGAATACGGCAGGACGGGCAAAAGGCTCTTCCTCTTCTATAAAATCCACCTGTTCGTTCCACAGGTCATAGGTTTTGACAAGGGTCTCTCCCTTATCGTCCGTCAGTCCTTCCAGGTGTTTCTGGAGCTGTAAAAAGAAAAAACTTCTCATGATAGTTATAATTAGTCGTTAAATACTTCCTTGACATTCTCCCTGGCTATTTCCAGCAGCAGCTTCTCCAGATCCGGATGTGCTCCTATGAACTGCCGGCGGGGAATAACTATTTTGCTGCCGACCTTCTTTAAGGCCATTGCCCGATAGAATTCCGTATCCGAAGAGAGCTCCCGGTTTTTCTTGTTCCTGCGCAGTTCTCCCTTCAGGGTATATCCCATTCCCTTTACGGCTTCTTTGTACTTGATCCAGAAATATCCTTTCATCCTTCGGGTAACGGTAATGGTTCCACCTTCATTGTGTATCCTCGCGTAAGGAACTGACGAAGTAAACGCCACCCCCTTGTTGCCTTCGATGATCTCGGCCCGTATGCTTTTGCGGAGCGTGCCGGACTGCTGTAATATTCCCCGGGTCTCATCCCGGACGTACCGTCTTCTTTTCCATTTCTCATTGAAAAAGGCTTGTCGCTGGAAGTTTCGGTCAAACTCCTCCTTGGCTTCCACCTTGATGTCCTTCAGGGTAAGGCGGATATAGCGGTTGATCCGTCGCTGCAGTTCCTTAATTACTTTCTTCGTATCCTTTTCAGCCATTTCCTCCTCCTTTCGCCTGCTTACGCACGATCCTGCATGCCCGGCAGAGCTCATTGTCCGATCCCTTTCCGTTACAATCGCTGCATCCCTTTCGCGTATAGGGATTGTATGCGGGAAAGGTGGTCATCTGCCTGCCCGGATTAAAACGCATCATTTCCTGGTATTTGCCGGCGGTTGCCTGCGATCCCAGGTTCATGGCCTGCTGCTCGTCGCTCTGCGGGTATTTGCTTTTTCTTACCTGCTGTACCACGCATCTGCACCCGAATCCGTTGGGCGGGAAATACCAGTCCCAGAACTTGCTGGTGAGGGGAAGCGTGATCCCCTCCAGCAGCTGATGGCTTCTGCGTACCCGCTCGTCTCCCGCAGTCCGGTATTGCAGATTGTAACGGTCCCCATCCTCCTGAAAATCCTTTTCAAAATCTTTCCATTGCGCGGCCATCAGTGCCGCTGCCTTGGCGAAGTTATACTCCGTCTTCAGGTAGGAGCCGTTATATGTATTGTTTATTTTTTGAACGTCATTTAAAAACCGTTCAAACGGCTTTGTATTTCCTTTTTCATCCAGCAGGGAAGGAAACGCCTCATTGAGCTCATGGAAGGTCTTTATCCCGCTGAATACATAGTTGGACTCCCTGAGCCTTTCGACACTCACCTCATCCAGGGGAACTTCCCGGATGGAATAGTCCACAGCCCTGTCCAGCAGCCTGGCGGTCTCACGGATAAAGTTCCTCACTTCCTGCTCTTTCAGCATCTCGGGAGAGAACTGCTCCTGCCGGTGAAGCCATGCCATCAGCAGGACGAATGCCGCCTCGACGGAAGACGTGTCGACTTCCACCGTATCATTCTCTTCCTCCTCCTGCGACAGGGACAGGGATGCGTTTTTGTATACAAGTCTTGCCCTCTCATGCAGCCCCGCATACTCGGCGGGGCCTAGTCGAAAAAAGGCTTTACCAGCTGCTGGGTCGTTTCCTTGCGTGCCTTGACCGGCATCTGATACTTTTCAATAACGTAACCGGGATCTACTTCAAAATGCTCCATAACCATTCTTTCGTATGCCACCTGCTGTTCGGGAGTATAGGTCACGCTGTCATCCCATTCAAATCTGCATCCCTTTACCGGGAAGCCATGATGGGCCATGCGCGGTATCAGCTGCCAGTTTACCAGGTCACGTATCATGTCGGCATCCTTGTTGATCAGGTTGTCCAGCATGTTCTCATGTACCTTGGACTGTGAGAGCGATGCTCCGTTGTCAACGGTCATCGTCTGTGTCAGTATCGCCTTGCTCAGTTCCGAGTTGCACCGTTCGATCCGTCTGTCATACACATTATAGGCATCACCGCGTGTGGATTCCTTGATGTCTATCGTGGTGCCTTCCGGAAAGAGTCCGTAGGAGGCTGCTCCCATATTCCGCAGCAGCTTCTCCAGCTTGTCGAATTCCTTCGGGTCCCGACTGGTGGTCGTTCCGATGCGCAGCGGAATGCCGAAGATCTCCCCGAACATATCCCAGAAGCTGGCCATGTTTTTCTTCGGAATGGTCTGCAGGGCGCATTTGAGATAGAGTCCCAGGTCGTGTGTGCCGCCGGCTTCCGTTACCCACCATGATACAGGTCCCGTCCGGTAGTCGAATCCCGACTGCCAGGTGTCGTTCTCGCTGCGGATGATTACGCCGTATTCCGGGATGACATGCGTGCGCGGCACCAGTTTGACATGGCTGAACACCGGCTTGTCATCCACCACGATCACCTTTCCGAGCTCGATGAGTGAGTTACCCTGATAGATGCTCTCCAGGCTGAGCCGCATCCATACCTTGAACCAGGGAGCCTCAAAAAGTTCCCTGAGATTCTCCATCTCGTTTCCTTTCATGTCCGTGATCTTGAATCCCTTGTTCATCACGAATCCCGTCCGTTGTTCGACACATCCCGTGAGGTGTCCGTCCACATCCACGTCCGTGTAGATATTATAGAGCTTCTTGCGTCTTGGCTGCTCGACGTTGATGGCCTGCTGCCATGCCCACCGCCATGACTTCAGGTCATTACGTGTGAGGTTTTCTGTCTGCAGCTGCAATTTGACGGTCATATCCTTCACCCTGCGGCGGTCCGCCGGGCGTGCCAGGTCAATGTTCCCGAACGGGATGTTTCCTTTCCTTTTATTTCCCATGACTTACCAGATATAATTGTTTCTGACTCCCTCGCCTGTGCGGATGGGATTGTGGTAATCCTCCTCTCCGTCCGGTCCGGTAACGGTCGGAAGGTCAAGCATCACTGTGGAGGACTGTACGGCCTCGAGCCATTCCACCTGCCGGCTGTATTGTTTCTCATACTTCTCCCAGCTCATCCGGGATGGCAGACTGAGCACCATCCTGTAGAGCGCTATGTCCGTCAGGCATCCGACGAGTGCCATGTTTCTTTTGTCACCCTCTTTTGCGAAAGTGGCATCCACGTCATACCTTGTCCTCAGATACCCGGCGGCAAAGTCCATGGCGAATTTCTCCGCCGCTTCCCGGTTCTCCGGTTTGCTTTGCTGGACAACCTCCAGGGCATTCTCTCCGATATTGATATAATCCTGTTCCGTGATATACATAGTGATATATTTAAATGATTACCATCTTTCCTGAGGCGGCTGCCTGACCCCAAGGCGGGGTGGCAGCGTATCCTGACGCACCTGTTTCTGCAGTTTGTAGATCGCACCCTCATCCGCATCCGGAGAGTCGTCGTGCGCCCGGCTTCCCTGCTCGAAGGAGAGTGTCTGGTCGATGGATGTCTTCATGTCGGCATCATCCTTGTATTTGATATTGTACCACACGAATCCCCGCTCCCACAAAGGTGATATGGCTTCGATACGTGCGAACTTGTCGGGCTTCTTGCGGGTATCCGGCATGATGGGCAGCTGGTATCCTCTCTGCTCCCCCTCCCGCTGGAACTCGTCGAGTATGGTATCCTGCATGAAGTTGGCCTCCATGTAGAAGGATACGGCGCAATCCTCCGGAAGCGATTCATACAGGTCATAAAGCCAGCGTACCATTTCACCCACGCTGCATTGCCGGCAGAAGGCACGTATGCAGTGCAGTTCATTGGGTGAAGCCGTCTTGAGTCCCCTCTGCGGCCGCCCCCACATCTTGCATGCCTTGTAGTCGTTCTTTCCGGTGCTCTTCCACGACGGATCGACATAGACAACAATGCTTTCATAGTATTTCAGCTTGAGCATCCGCCTGTACTTGATCCATCTCTCCTGGAATACGGCTCCTTCGGTAATGGGATTGTTCATATACTCCTTCTGGAAGGAACGGTATCCCATAAACTCTTCGAGTCCTTTGAGGTATTCCGTAGTGTATCTTTCAGGCCACGCAGGATTGCCGTTCTTGTCAAAGGCATTCACAGAACTAGTATGTACCGTGCGGCTGTCGATGATCCTCTGCAGCACGCTGTTCTTGCCGATCAGGTTGCCGACCATGACAAAGCGTCCTCCTTTTCCTCCGAAGCATCCGAAGAGGGCCTCCTTGATCCATTTGGTCATTTCCCGTACGCGGGCCTCGCTGCGGCACATCTCGTCATCATCGAGGTCATCCACTACGATGTAGTCCGGTCGCATCTCGCGGAACCGGAGCCCGCGCGGAGACTGTCCCCGTCCCCGTGAGAAGAAGGCACAGCGGTCTTTGGTAACAAACTCACCCTCCTGCCAGCAGCCGGCATTATACTGCTCACCGAAATCCTCGATGATATACTGGTTGGACTGCAGTTCCATCTGCAGGTCTCCCAGCAGGGCATCGGCATTGTCCTCGCTCTTGCCCACAAGCACCATCACGTGCAGCATGCCGTTGAATTTCAGCCACAGAGGTACGCCTATATCCAGGTGTACGCTCTTGGCATGGCCTCTCGGCCATTTGAATACCGCCCGGCAGTTGGGATTGTTATAGAGATAACGGGCCGCGTCATTCTGGAACCTGGCGTTTGGACATTCGCAATAATGCTTCAGATAGCGCTGGCAGAAATAGTTGTAATCCTTCAGTGCACGGGCAATGTTGCGTCTCTTCTCTTCCGGAGTTTCGATGCGCTTGTCCGATGTAAGCCGTTTGAGTCTCTCGCTCTGCTGCAGCCAGCGCTTGTAAGCGTCTTTTCTTTCCTGTTCGGTCATATGCTACTTCTTTATAAAAAATGGTGATATAAAGTCATCATGCAGCCTGTGAAGCATCATCACCACCTCCTCGGGCAGTTCGGGATATTCCTTCCTGTGCTCCATCAGCCAGTCTTCGAACCGTATGAAAGCCTCCACATAGTGTATGATGTTGGTACTCTTATCCATCTTCTCAATGGCGGCGGCCAGCTTCACCAGGTCATCGGCTATCTTCTTTCTCTTCAGGTACTCGTCCGGATTTTCGATGGCGTCATTAACAATGGAGAGTATCTTCTGCGTAATCTCCTCGCGTGTCATACCATAGCATGCCTTGAGCTCTTTCCACCCTTCCTGGTTGACCCACCGTGAGAGTGTCTGTCGCGCTACTGCGGTAAGTTCGAGGATGCGTTCTACGGGGACCCCCTTCAGATAGAGCGCCTTCGCCGTTTCCTTTGATTTATGTTCTGTTCTTGCCATACCGGTCGTTTAATTTTCAGGACAAAGATGCGCATCCCCGGGGCGGATAGAAAAAAATGACGTAGCGGTTGCATACAATGAAGTACAGGCTGCACAATTGCGAGAAAAGGTTGCATAGTTTTTTTGACGGGCTTTCTCTCCGGTATAAGTTTGTGACAAAAAACAGATGCTATGGGCGAGAGAATCCGAATATCGAATGAGACATTAAACCAGTATGGTACGTGGGTAAAGACCGACGGTATCGACTATTCACAGTACGAGCGCAATCCTATTCTTTTGTGGATGCATCAGAGAGGTGTCATCATCGGAATGATAAAGGACATACGCAGGGAGAACGGTGAGATGACCGGTGAGCCTTATTTCGACGAGGTACGTGAAGAATCAAAGCTGGCCAAACAGCAGTGGGAAAAAGGCACGCTGCGGATGGGATCACCCAATTTCGAGATACTGGAAATGTCCGAAGATCCGGCACTGCTCAAACCCGGGCAGACCTGTCCCACCGTTACCAAGTCCCGCCTGGTGGAATACAGCATGGTGGATATCGGCGGCAATGATGACAATATCCGCCTGAGCTATGAAGGAAAGGAACTCAGACTCAGCAGACAGGAGGGTGCGCACAGCCTTCCGCTGTTGAAAAACAATAACAATCCAAAAACATTACCTCAAATGAATGAAGAATTGAAAGCAGTCGCCCTGATGCTGGGCCTCACGGATGCCGCGACGCTGACAGACGTGCAGAAGAAGGTCAATGTGCTTCTGGAATACCAGAGCGCCAATGCCCGGCTCGTCTCCGAGATGGATAACCTGAAGAAGGAGCTGGACAATTTGAAACTTGCCGGTGTCACCACACTGGTGGACGCCGCCATCGCCGAAGGCAAGATCGGTGCAGACAAGAAAGATCATTTCATCACGCTGGGCAAGACGGTGGGGGCCGAGTCCCTGAAACTAACGTTCGATGCGATGAACGCAGCCGTACGTCCTTCAGCGATCCTTGCGGGAGTAGGAACGTCTCCCGCCGCTTCCACAGGAAGTTATGAGAAATGGGAGGACGTACCGGAAGCGGAACTCAAACTGATGCGTTCCAATGATCCGGAACAGTACAAACGACTGTACAAAAAGCAGTTCGGAGTGGACTGTCCGCAGCTTGTTTAACCAATAACAACATTAAAAAAATGAAAAAGAAAACTGTTTTGAAATTTATGTCCGGAACGGCGTTTAACGTCGTAATGGGAATTATCCTTGCCCTGCTGGTCGGGGTCAATCCAGCTTATGGTGCCGCATCAGGAATCATCGTTCCGATGGCTCTCAAAGGTTTTATGCCGGCAGGTGCCGCACTGGAAGGTGTGTATACCGAAGTGTGGACCGGTGAACTGGTGCGACAGATGGATGCGGGACTGACCGCCTCCTTCCTGGATGGCATACCTGATTACTCGGCAAAAGTCAACAATGAGATTATCCACCTGGTGGATGTGGGCGGCGATCCTGATGTGCTGGTAAATAATACGACTTATCCGATACCTGTCCAGGACCTGACAGAGGGTGACATTCCTATCGGACTGGATAAGTTCCAGACCAAGGCTACCCGCGTGACGGATGACCAGCTCTATGCGATCTCCTACGACAAGCTCTCGCTGGATATCCAGCGTCACGGAACCGCCATCGACCGTATCCGTTACAAGAAAGCCGCACACGCGCTGGCTCCGTACAGCCATACGGCAAAGACTCCGGTGATCCCTACCAGCGGAGAGAAAGATGCCGCAGGAAGAAAGAAGATGACCTTAAAGGACATCATTGCCCTCAAGCGTGCGCTGGACAATGCGGAAGTGCCTGAGGACGGACGTCGCCTGGTGCTCTGTCCGGATCATGTGAACGACCTGCTCGAACAGGACCAGTCGTTCAAGGACAAGTACTACAACTACACCAGCGGCAAGCTGCTTAATATGTTCGGTTTCCAGATCTATACGTTCATCAACTGCCCGTATTTCACCAAGGAGGGTGTCAAGGTGCCGTATACTCAGACGCCGGAAGCAACTGACATGAAGGCATCCTTCGTGTTCTATGTACCCCGCATGTTCCGTGCGCAAGGTTCTACGAAGATGTACTACAGCGAAGCTGCGACCAATCCGACCGCACAGGAAAGTCTTGTCAACTTCCGTCATTACTATATCGTTCTCCCCAAGAAGCAGGAAGCCATCGGCGCCATCTACTCCTGGGACGGAACCACAGCGCAGAGCAAGGACCAGACGGCACCGGCTGAAAAACGCTGGCATGAGGTGAGACGTGAGGCGGCTGCCAAGAAGCAGGAGCAGGATCAAGAGAGTAGCGGCTCGATAACTGAAGAGGAAGAATTAGCATAACGGCCATGGCACGAGGACTACGTAACAATAATCCGGGCAACCTGCGCTTGTCAAAAGACAAGTGGCAGGGGCTCCGGCCGGTGCAGACAGACAAGGAGTTCTTCCAGTTTACGGAGATGAAATGGGGCTATCGCGCCATGCTCATTACCCTGAGGAACTACCGCAGGAAACATGGTATGAAAACCGTCTCACAGATCATCTCCCGGTATGCTCCTTCAAACGAGAACAACACTTCGGTCTATATCAGAAGCGTCTGCAATGACCTGCAGGTGCCCACGACATACGAACCGGATGTGGACGACAAGCATACGATGTGCCGTCTGGCGGCAGCCATGAGTCGTGTGGAGAACGGTGTGCCCGCTGTCCTGTCGGATATCGAGCAGGGCTGGGACCTGATCTAAGGCAAGGAGGACCGCACCATGGACTGGAGTACCGTACTTACCGTCTTGCAGGAATGGCTGGCTCCTACGGGATGCATAGCCATGGCCATCGGCTGGTGGCGGGACCGCAGGCTCAGAAAAGTCCGTGCGGTCAAGGAAGACGAAGGCGTGTATCACCAGCTGTATGACGACCTGTCGGCAACAACTCTGGAGTTAAGCGATCAAATAAGAAAAGTCAATGGAAAGATCATCATTCTCGAACAGGCACTTCGCAGGTGCCATCAGTGCAGGTATGTTGAGTATTGCCCTGCTGTTATCTTCCTGCGCAGCAAGCAGGGAGAGCCGGACAGCCATCCACTCGGGGTCTCTTCAGCGGAGCGGAACCGAGGTAATCACCTCCGCGCGGGACCCGATGAGGATGGCGAGCCTGACACTGGAACCCGAGCGTATGAAGATGATCGCCAGCCTCCCTGAAGGCATAGGTGTGCAGAAACAGCAGAACGGTCTGGATCTGAGGATCGAATCAGACGGAGAAGGTGGCCTGATGGTCACGGCACAGACTGAAGGGAAAGAACAGGTCACTATCAAGAGGACACTGACTGAAAATCAGGAAGTCAATGATACGCTGAAAGAAGATATTATACCAGAACCCTCCTTTTGGGAGCGGGCCAGGGGCAAGGTCATAGGAATATGCCTTGCATGCCTGCTCCTTTTCATAGGAACAAGGTGTTTAAAAAACAAATTTAAAAACAATTTAAAATCAGAGTGATATGGAAAATACTGGAGCTATCTATGGAGTGAGCTCGCTTAAATACAACGGAGCGAAGCTTGGTCTGATCTCCGAGGACGGCATGCAGCCGGGAGGAGACTCCCCCACCAAGAACCGTATCTGGGCAGCACAGAAACGTAATGCACCGTTTGCTGTGATCAAGGGTACGCCCGGAATCAAAATGTGGACGTTTACCTTGATAGAGCTGCTGGCTGAAAATATGAAACAGATCATGGGCGGAGAAGCTGATGGACAGGGTAACTATACCCCGCCAACCGAGGATAAGGATGTTCAGGGCGTATTCGATATCGAATGTACCACCGGCCATACCATCCGCATTTATAATGGGCTGCTTACCTGCAACTTCGCCAACGGTATCAACTTTAGCAACGTGCTGGGTATCTCATGCGAATTGGAGATGCAGGAGGCGGGTGAAAGCAAACCTGCTTATAAGATCTTCGCACCCGGTGAAGTACCGCCGTCAAGTGAATTGCCAAATTTAGATTAGCAATGGACAGCAAAGCTACACAACGCCAGGCAGCCGAGATGCTGCTTGACGTTGGTATCCGGATACCGGTCATCCCTTTAAGGATCTTTGGAAAGCGGAAGTGCGACTCGCACCTGGTCATGCACCGTCCGCCGGCAGGAGCGATCATCAGGATTGCCCTTCGCTACCTGAAACTGGGTGTTACACCGGAAGAGATCAAGGATATGGAATATGATGCCCGTCTTAGGTTCATCGCAGAGAAGGGAAAAGCGGTCAGTGAGATCGTTGCCCTGTCGATCTGTACAGGATGGATTACCGGGTGGCTGTTTGTAAAGCCCGTTGCCTGGTACATCAGGTGGCGTGTACATCCTGCCATGCTCACCGCGGCACTGATGCAGCTGCTCTCGGGCATGGACGTACAGGCTTTTTGCAATACTATTCCGTTGGCAGCCCGGGCCGCAAAGCTGCTCGAACCAATCGGAAGCCACAACGAGAGGATGAGTTAAAGGGCCGGCAGGAAGGTCCCCATAGCATTCTCGGTATCATCGCCCAGTCAATGGAGCGGTTCGGACGATCAAAACACTACATCCTCTGGAAGATCAGCTACGCGGAGCTGCTGGCAATGAACATGGATGTCAGCCGCTATGTCTCAAAGGAAGAGCTTATCGAGAGAGAGAAGAACCGTCGTCCGGAAACTTTTACTACAGAATATTTTCAAACCAAACTAGGAGGATAAATGGAACCCGTCAGACTGGAAATACTGCTTGATGACAAGACGCTCAAGGGGATGCTCTCTGTAGAGGGCAACCTGAATGATATGGGCAAGTACACCCAGAGTGTGATAGCGCAACTGGAATCCCAACTCAAGGAGCTGCAGAACCAGTTTAAACAGGCTATGTCATCAGGTACGAATACCAATGCGGAAATGGCGGAAATCCAGGCTCTTGCTGGTGTTGTTGAGCAGTTGAAAGCTGAGTTGAAAGAACTGGAAGCCCAGAAGAAGAAAACAAATGCCACGCCTATCTTAGGTGACGACCCTGCTCCCAAACTCAACAATGTAAAGATGAGCATGGCACAGATCGCCCGCGAACTGCCTGCTATTGCGATAGGACCTGAGATGTTCTTCCTGGCAATCTCAAACAATATTCCCATGTTCACCGATGCGCTGGCGTCGGCCAAAGAAAAATATAAAGAACTTACTGATGCAGGACAGAAGGCTACTCCTGTGTGGAAGCAAATGCTTTCCGCCTTATTTTCATGGCAAACAGCAATTGCTGCAGCAACGACCTTAGTTGTTGTGTATGGAAAGGAGATCGGTAATTTCGTTAAATCCATGATTTCCGCCGGCAAGGCAAGTGTCAGCCTTACAGATGCACAAAAGAAAGTAAACGATGCTTTCACAGGCGGATCAAGTAAGGTGGGTGATCAGATAGCTAAAATCAGATCCCTGCAGGAGCAATGGAATAATCTGGGAGACAATCTCAAGGACAAGAAAGAATTTATCAAGGATAATGCTGATGAGTTCAAGAAGCTGGATGTTGCTGTTAATAATGTCAATGACGCAGAAAACCTGCTTGTTAAAAATACTCCCGCATTTATTGAAGCAATGGCGCTAAGAGCCCAGGCTGCCGCAGCTCAGGAACTGGCAGCAAAGGAATATGCCCGTATGCTCTCTGTGCAGGCTGATCAGAAAAACGCAGGAAAAGCCAATGTATTCCAGGCATTATATAGAGGACTGTTTGAAGTAATAGCTAATAAAGGCGGAAAAAAAGAAGAGGATTATTTTACCACACAAATAAATCAGGCCAAGGAAGCCGGAGATGTATACACCGAGTTAGGTGTAAAGGCTGAAGAAGCTGCAAAAAAAATACTTGAAGCCGCCGGTATCGATGAATACGAGAACCCGGACACCGGCAAATCCGCCCGCGACTACCAGGACGAACTGGCTGACGCACGCATCAAGGCACAACAAAAACTCGAGGCAGCCCGCATCGCCGTCATGAAGGACGGAATCGAAAAACGACAGAAACTGGCAAAACAGGAACTGGAAGAAACTCTTGCCCAGATCAACAAGCAGGAGCGTGACACGCTCAAGAAAATGGAGGAAGCCGAAAAGAAGGGCGTCAAAATTACTCCTGAAGAGAAAAAGGCAGTAAAGACCAATGCCCAGCAGCAACGGCTTGTCGCATACCAGCAATATGCCATGGAGCTTTATGCGGTTGACAAGGAATTTCAGGAGAAGGACCTGAAGTCCTGGATTGAGTATAATAAAGAATACGGCACCTATCAGCAGAAACGTGCCGCGATCATGAAGGAATATACCCTGAAATCCTCCCAGAAAGGACTCAACGAGGATGACAAGAAGCTGCTGGCAAAACAGCGTGACGAGGCATTGTCCGCGCTTGATTTTACAGAGCTCAAGAACGTCATCAACTGGGATGTTGTCTTCGGTAACCTGGATCGGGTGACAAAGCAGGAACTCCAGAAGGTAAAGAAACAAATCATTGCCTTCCGTAATAGCCCGGAATTCAAGAAGAGTGCCACTCCCGAACAGATCAAGGTCATTGAGGAAGCCATCGGCAAGATCGACGAAGAGGTCATCAATAAAGGCGGATTGTTCGGTAACTTGACCGATTCCATACGCGATTACTCCGAAGCGGTAGGTGAACTGACCGAAGCGCAGAAGGCTTATGACGAAGCCGTAAAGAAATACGGAGAAGACAGTGCTGAAGCCGAGACTGCCCGCAAGAACAAGAACAAGGCGGAAGCCAAAGTCCGCAATACAGAGGGTAATCTGGAAACCTCAAAGGATAAGGCTGTTAAAAATCTGACAGCCGTTGCTAATGCGATGAACCAGCTTGGGGATGCCAATCTTAGCCTGACAGATTTCGGAAGCGCTGTCGGGTCTCTGGTTGATGTGTTATCCCAGTCCGGAGAAGCTGTCGGTTCAATCATAGCCGGCGTTCTGGCTATTTTTGACCAGATTGGACAAAAAGGTCTGGTCGGTTTCTTCGGTGATATTGTAAAATCACTGGGGCATACGGCTGAGAGAACATGGGGTGGCCTTGCCAATGTACTGACATTGGGTAAATTCAACATTGGCGGTGCTGACTATTCCGATTATAACGAGATGGTCGACAAGTATAATCGCTTGAACGAAATATGGGACGAACTCATCGACAAGAAGTCGGAATACATTGAGATGTCCTACGGTTCTGAAGCGGCCAAGGCAGGTCAGGAAGCTCTTGATCTTGCCCAGAAAAGCCTCGAATCTTACAAGCGGCTGGGCAAGGAACGACTGAACTCAGGAGCCTCTACCGGTTCCAGTTCCATCGGTGTACGTATCCGTAAAAGTATGAGTCAATACGAGTGGGATCAGTGGGATGAATTTGCCCGGTCCATTGGTATGGACCCGAACGATATCGGCTACCGGATGAACGAGATCTTCAGCCTGACCGCTGACCAGCTTGAACGGCTGAAAGAAATGGCTCCCGACTTCTGGGCAAAACTTACTGCGGATGAGTCTGTGAAGGAATACCTGGATGCGATCATCGAAGGTGGCGAACGTATCGAGGAAATCCAACAGCAGATTCAGGAGCAGCTGACGCAGGTGTCTTTTGACAGTATGCGTGATGCTTTTTACGATACCCTCCTGGACATGGAAAGTGACTCTCAGGATTTTGCGGATGATTTCAGCGCATATCTGCAAAAGGCGATCCTTATGACCAACCTGACGGGTACCTACGATAAGCGTCTGCAGGATTGGTACGACAAGTTTGCAAACTACAATAAGGAAGGTGGTATCAATACTGACGAATACAAGGATCTGCAAGAGGAGTGGAATAAGATTGTGGAAGATGCCCTTGCCGAACGCGATGCCCTGAAAGATATCTTCGGCTGGACTTCATCCTCTTCCTCCACGCAGGAAGGCAGGGCAGGAACCATCACCTCCATGACCGAGGAGACTGCCGGCAGGCTGGAAGGAATCGGCAACGCCATGCTTGATCATGTGGTCAACATCGACAATCTGATCTCCTCCACCCTTGAAATGATGGCAACGGCAATCAGTCGGATAGCGGAGAACTCCGAATACCTCAAGCTTCTTGAGACGATAGACGAGAATATCATGGATTTGCGCCGCAGTGGTGTAAAAATGAAAGGATAGGATTATGGAAGTAGAAAAAGGACTCTTTTATATCAACGATATCGATATGGCCACGTATGGCTGTTTTCTCTGGGAGGAAAATGCAGGTGATCATACCAATTATGACTCCCTGATGAAACCACCCAAGATGAAGGAGTATACTTCCGTCAGTTACCGGGAGCTTGACGGTGAGGAACTGCCCGATCTGTTGCTTACCCGTTATGAAGCGCGGGATATTACCCTGAAAATGGCTATTGCAGCAGAGACGAGAATCAAATGGTTCGAATACTATAATGCTGTGATTGCCCTGCTTAAATCAGGATGGCTAAAAGTGTATGTGCCTGAGATAGGCAGAGTCATGAAGGCTTATATGAAGGAATACTCTAAATACGGCCATTTTACCAATCTGGCCAGTACCGGGCAGCAGATCGCCGGATTCACGGTAACACTGCGCGAACCGAAACCTTTTTCAAATGGAAATTAAAAACGATTTAAATTGTCTGTAAATGGAACTTGTAATCTACAGCAGGGAAGGAAATCCCAAAAAGAAGGTAAGCCCTGATTCTTCATCCCGTTGGTCAGAAGAGGTGGCTTCCGAGTTTGTGGTGAATGTAAACTTCACCACCTGGGAGTTCTTCATCCTCTCGGTGGGTGATTACATAGAAGTGGGCGGCAAACGGTTCTCCGTCAAGAAAGAGTATCGCCCGAAAAAGACCAACACGCAGAAATATACCTATAACATCAGCTTCTACGGTCGGGAGCATGACATGCAGGACTTGCTCTTCTGTCGTCTCAACCAGGGAAGCGATGACCTGGAATCCGTATTCGCTTATGACGGGACCCCGATGGAGTATCTTCAGAAGCTGGTGGACAACATGAACCGGAATACCGACGGCGTGACCTGGCGGGTCGGTGAAGCCATTACCGCCAGCCGTCAGACAATCAACTTTAACGGCCTCTACTGCTGGGATGCCGCCGCTGAAATAGCACAGGCATTCGAAACGGAGTGGTGGCTGGACGGGGAATATCTGAACCTGAGCAAATGTGAGCGGGGTGAGCGTGTCACGCTCGGCTACATGAAAGGTCTCAAGACCGGACTGACACAGAGCGAGAACTCGGATTCTGTCAAATGGTTTACCCGTCTGATACCTGTCGGCAGCACCAGGAACATTGATCCGTCGAAATACGGATTCACCCACCTGCAACTGCCTTCCCGTGCCACCCATATAGACCTCAATACCCAGCTTGGTCTTAAAGAGCACAGGGAAGAGAGTGCCTTCAGCGATATCTTTCCACACCGGCTGGGAACTGTTTCCTCGGTTCGCTCTGAAGAAAAAACGAACGAGGAGACGGGAGACTATACCGTATACTACGTCAAAGATAACGACCTGCCGTTTAATCCGGATGATTATATGATCGGCGGAGAGGTGATCCATATCACCTTCGAATCCGGTGATCTTGAGGGAAGGGAATTCGAATGCAACTGGCATAACGACACGAAGGAGTTCGAGATTATCAATACCTATCCAGATGAAGACACCCAGATACCGGGCGGCAATCTCATTCCGAAGGCGGGCGATACCTATATACTGACCAATATCCGGATGCCGGATGAGTATTATCCGGTGGCCGAGCAGCAATTCAAGCAGGCGGTAGAAAACTATCTTTCCGAGTACAGCCGCGACATCTCGATCTACTCCTCCGATACGGATTATATCTATGTAGATAAAAACGAGGTGCCTTTGTTGCTGGGGCAAAGAGTGCATCTGGAGGATGAGCAGTATTTTGACGCGGGATATATCGATACCCGCATCACAAGAGTGGAGAGAAAACTCACGAATCTCTCGGAAGCATCCATCGACTGCTCGGCGGCTGTGAGCACTTCGTGGAAATCCTCCATAGAGTCTTCATTGGATAACCTGCAGTATGTGCTGGGAAGTCAGGCAGAAAAGACTTCCTTGTTTGATATCATCAAGGTCGGAGATGGCAAGCATCCTACGGATTATAACGTATTCTCCGCATTGAAATCCCTGTCAACACTGTTGCGCAAGGATCAGGCTGACTCCACCAATTTCCTTGTTCGGTTTCTGGGAGGGCTGGAAGTGGGCAAGGCCATCGACTCTCTTATTGCCGGCAGCGGTATCATCATGGACAAGAACGGTCGCATTCAGGCCGGCAGCCTTGAACTACGCGATTCACTGACTGTTCTGGAGCTGATCTTCAACCGGCTTTCCGCTCAGGAAGGTGACTATTCATACTCCGAGTCGGGCCTGATTGAAAGCATTGAGGAACTCTCCGAGGGTACCTGCCGCCTGCATCTTCGCAAGCGTCACGATACGGACTTCAATGCTTTTTCCCTTAATGATATCATCTACGGTTCTGTCAATGATCTCCTTGCCGGAGGCGGCAGTTATCGCACCTCCTGGATGCGTGTTGTTGAGACAAATACGACCGATAACTATATCGATGTGGTGATATATCCGGATTCGGAAGTTCCGGGCGGCAAAAATTACCCGCCCGAGAAGCTGATGGCTGTCACCCGCAGAGGTAATACATCCGATGAAGACCGGCAGGGATACTGGTACATCTCATCTTACGAGAAATGTATCTGCATGCTCGATGGTGTGACCAAGCCGATCCTGGAAGAGAACAACTACTCCATCCTGATAGGAAAGATGAAGAACCTCTCCATCTTTGACAATCTGCCTGTCAACTACCGGCAGAGCTATATCTATTGTCGGGGACTTATCCGTCAGGATGACATCCGTGTCGATGTGGAGGGGAAACCGGTCTATGAACTGGTGGACAGAGGCATCTGGCAGGAGGGTGAGAAATACTACTTTGAGGCAAGGAACGAAGTAACCGGACGTAATGAGACCAGTACTGTCTACCATCGTGGCAGCAAGTGGCAATGCCTGAAGACGGGCACCCTACTTGAACCGAAATGGAACTCCACCGACTGGGCATTCCTGGAAGGCAATGGTGAGTTCTCTATCGGTTTCGAAAGCAGCAATGGCTTCAGCTTCTTTTACGGACTGATAGATACGGTGATAGAGGCTAAGTTTTACCACGGAACGGTCGATATAACCGGGGATGTGATGAGTACTCCCGGCACGCAGATTACCTGGAGCAGGGATACGGGAATACCGGCAGAGGACAATTCCTGGTCTCCGGTATTCGTAGACGGGCAGAAGAACAAGGTTCACCTTATCTCCTCCGATATGGGATCTGAGTGGCTGAACACCCGTTCGGTGACTTTCCGGGTAGAAGCCGTCATCCCGCAGGGCGAGGAGAATTATTTGCGGGAGTCAGGAGAATTATCATTCAACTTATAATATAGGAGAGCAAGATTATGAAAAATGTAAATGAAGTATCTAAAAATGGCATGAGAGGTGTAATTTCTTTGGGTAGACGATGCAAGGTTAATTACCCTCTTCGTGTGGTCAAGAATCCCCGTGATATCTATGCTACCAGAATAGTGGATAACACGGGGAAAATAAACTATTTAGTCAATGCTAAATAAAACAACATGTCCGCAGTTCTTGCAAATATAAGCGACGCAATCTCTGACAGAAATATCGCCAGGTTCTACTTCATTGCCACGTATCGGGTAGCTAGGCAGATGAATGATATCCCGGTCGATATCAAAACTCTTGTTTTTGCAAATAGGACATTCAAACTCTCCGCATCTGGAGTCAATTTTAGACGTAATGTCTTTTAGTTGTGAATCTGTAAATTTCATAATTAAAAATTTTAAAGACATACAAATATAGTAATAAATAATTTATAATCATATGCAACAGAAAAGAGTAATCAACATTCAGGTCAAGCCGCTGAACGCCAGTTCCGGCATGAAGATTGTAGGTGACGGCTCCTTCCAGCAGAAGTACAGCCGTGATGACAATGCTTTTTATCCTTCGTACTCTGCGATCCTTCCGCTCGTTGTAACGGTGTCGGTGAATCTTCAGGACCCTGACGGGGTGATCGCTGAAGGTCCGGCTACGCTCGACCGTATCGACTGGTATCTGGGCGAATACAAGCCTGCCAACAAGATTGCGGAAGGAAACTCCGATTACGAGATATCCACTTCCGAGGACGGTGTCCCGGTGCTGAAAGTGAAACGTAACACACCGGTTGACGAGCCCTTCCTGCTGATCGGCGAGGCGTTCTACACCAATCCCAAGACCAACCGCCAGGAATCGCGTATCGAGCAGCAGCTGCTCAGCACCATCTACTATGAAGCCTCACTGCTCTCGTTGATGGCCGACTCCCCGACGGAGGTTATCGTAGATCCGACGAAGGTGGATGACAGTGATTCCGCCAACTGGCAGGTACAGGTAAAGGCTGTACTAAAAAGTGGTGAGATAAGACTCTCCGAGGACAACGCCGTATACTGGTGGTATGTCAAGGATGGGCAGTATACCCGTCCGGTTACTACTTCAGATACCTGGCTGGTTACCACGCCTAACGCTGACGGAACCTTCCCCCGCACACTTGTGGTGGACGCTTCCCGTTTCAAGAATATCAAGCTGGAATGCCGTGCCGCCTACAAGGGAGAGGCAGATCCGGCGCCGGCATCACCGACCAATGCCGCCCTGATGGTGCAGTATAATATTCGTGTGGATCTTCCTGTTTTCCAGAATGCCAAGCAGGTACCGATTGCCGGAGCTTACATAACGATCAATGACATCGGGACAGAGAAACTGATCAAGTCCCGTTGCGAGATCACTGCCGGCGGGCGTGTGATCGAGAATCCTGAGAAATACTACAATATCACCTGGAAAGCGACCAATGCCGATGGTACGTCTTCCATCATCGGATATGGCGAATACATCGAAACGACCGTCAAGGCTCTGGGTATCACCTATACGAACCCTGTCGTACTGGAACCGTCCGTCATGCCCAAGATCGGCTCATGGAATGTCGAAGGAAGCGTATACAATGGTATCGGTGCTACTCCTGCCTTCCAGTTCGGAGTGAACCAGATCGCGGACAAGCTGGGTGCCTATCTGGTTAAATGTGAGGATGGAGTAAACGTTGAGATCATCGGAAAGCTCAAGAACAACAACTGGATGCGGTTCGAGGATGGTACTCCTGCGCCGACCACAGTCAACTCGGCTGAAGAAGACAAGGGATACAATATCATGTATGGCTGGACGCAGACGATCCACACCATAGAAAATGCCAAGGTAGGAGATGAAACTGTCGCCCTGTTCGGTGAGGAACCGTTCGAGTATAATGGGCTTCAGTCTGTTCCCATTCCTCCGACCTTGATCTGTCCGGGACTTCCTGCCGTGGTTGATGGCAAGTTCCGTTCCATGTACTTTACGTACCGGGCCGGAGAAGGTGGTAGTAGCGGTTATCTGGGTATCACTTCGTTCAACAGACTTGACAGAACCTATCCGAGAACAGGTCTTAGCCAGTTTACAACCAATGACTATGCTGTAGCCCATAATGCGGATAAAGCCAAAACTGTTCCGTTTGCTCCGCTTATGGACTGGCATCTGCTGAACATCACCAATGCGCTGATGAACAAGTTCGGAACGGTTTATCTGCATGATCCTAAAAAGTTCGGGGCGGGAGTTTCAAGCAACGTTTCTATAGGGAGTAATAACGACTCGTTTATTACCAGAGTATATTATCAATTAAATAAGGGTGATAATACTGTTTTTCAAAGATTATCCGAACAACCTCCATTCTGCACAGATGCAAATGGGACAAAGAAAAATTGGAGTGAGATTATCTCTAAATATTACCCTCGGATGGAATGTTTGGAGATTCAAATGGCGCTCTCTTATGCTGCGGAAAATAATATCCAACCTGGTACCGATTTTTCTTTCGGCGATGCTTCCGTCCGTTATGTGTATGATAACATTCCTGGTACAAAAACACTGCTTGACGGAGAAATGAATGCGAGACTTAGGAAACGCGTGTATTTGGGTAGTATACCCGCCTGGGATGTGTCTGGTAATCCTATAACAGTTAATTCTATTGGAATCTATATTCAAACCTCCGCCGTCTACGGCATGGACCTCGTCTCCGCCGACGTCTTCCAGTATGCAGGGGCGGGCATAGAAAAGGTTATGGAAATTGAGGACGAAACTTCCGGAGGTTCTACCAATCCGATCAAGTGCTATCTCTGCCGTGAACAGGACAAACTGACCTTAAACAAGGATTACGTCAAGGATTCCGGAGAACTGTTTGACTTTCAGGAAAGCCCTGATTACACTTATATCGGAACTCTTCCTTCGGGTAGCGGTTTTTTCACAGACCTGATGCGTGGAACCAGGCTGGGGACTCTGAAGAAAGGGTCACTGGCGGATAATACCGCTTATATAGATCGTAATAACTATACAAGCCAGGCGGTAGGTAAGGTCGTCCGTCTTGGGCACAGAGTGCGTGGTCACGGCACTTCGTCGCGTGCTTCCGCTCGTTACGTGTATGCGTTCACCCAGCTGTCGGCTACGAATGCGTCCTCCGCTGGCGGCTTCCAGGTGCGCTTACCCGAAGGGACGGTGAGTGCAACGGCGCAGAACGACAGTGACGAAAGCGCATCCGAGAGTGAGTGAAACGAACGTGCGGGGAGGCTTGTCCTCCCTATCTATAAGGTTCTCCGCGTAGCGTGGTAACGGCAATTCGTCGAATGCTTCCGCTCGTTACGTGAATGCGAACAACCAGCTGTCGAATACGAATGCGAACTACGCTGGCGGCTTACAAATGATAATTTACGCGGGAACCTCGTCGGTAGTACGAAAAAACAAGGACAACCCCTGTATACGAGGAGACAGGGGAATGGGCTGGTAGATATCCGAAAGCCCGTTAATAAAGGCTTCCACTTGGGGGCAGACAAGGAAGATGAAAAGGAAAGGAAATATAATGAGCCGCTTGACGCCTGAGCTGGTACATCAGGCTGTAATCAATGCTTCACGAAAGCATATGTGTAAAAACGAGGTAATTGAATTTTTGCAAGACAAAGAAAATGAACACAGCGTATACAGACAGCTCCTAAAAGGAGAAAACATTAATGTGGAATACAGGTATAAGGAGGTTGTATCTGTTAACGGAAAGAAACGGATCGTTGCTATCAGCTCCTTTCTAAGCAGGGTGATTATGCATACGCTTATGCTGTTGATCAAGAAGGAGTATGCTGCAAGATTATCTGACGACTGTTATAACTGTATAAAAGGGCGGGGAATCAACGCAAGTAGAAAACGGTATGACCCTGTCAGGCAGATCAAAAGGATTATTGGAAGGTATCGCCCGTGGGGATATTTGCAGCTGGATATCCGCAAATGCTATGAGTCGACACGCCCGGAGGTCCTGTTCGCCCGTCATGAAGCGATCTGGAAGGATAAGCGAATACTGCGTTATCTGCAAAGAGTTTCTTTCTGTGATATAGGACTGCCGATTGGTACTCCTTCGTCTCCGATGAACCAGCATATCATGATGATGGCCTTCGACAGGTTTATCCGGCAGGATCTGAAGATCAGACACTATGTAAGGTATGCGGATGATATCATCCTGTTCGGAGATAAGGATAAGCTCCATGAAGCAAAATGGCGTATAGCGAATTATCTCTGGTATAACCTGGGGTACGAACTGAAAAAAGATGCGCACCCTACACCTATGCGTTGTGGAACGGACATTCTGGGCTATGTGTTTCACTGCGGGTATACCAGAGTGAGAAAGAGTATAAAGGAGAGAATGAAAAGGTCATGGCATAATCCCCGTTCCAGATCTTCCTATCTGGGAATACTGAAAGGGGCTGACGCCAAACATTTAAAAAGGAAATTGAATATGAAGCTATCATTTCTGATAACAAATGAAACAAAGGTAAGACGCAGAATGGATTCGCCTTTGATTGACATTGCGGAATTAACAGGAAAGGTATTTGATATCCTGGATTTCGAAGTGCGTGAACCTGACAAGAAGAAGGGGAAAGCATGGATGCGTATGCAAGTCCGCTACGAGGATATGGGCGATGATGGGAAACCAGTCGCAAAGATCCGGCTTGTAAAAGGATTCCATGTGGCTATCTGCGAGTTTCTGAGGAATATGACGCAGTATATCAACAAGACATCAGCCATCAGCGGGATGTCTTACGAGGAGACCTTTAAGAAGACGCTTCCGTTCGAGGATTGCGAGGTCGAAAACCGCAACGGATGGTGCATCAAAGGTACTCTGGAGATCGAAGAATAATATTAACTTTTAAATGAATCAATTATGAATTACTTATTGGTAAGCAAGGCTCAGCTGATAGAGAAAGGTATCTATCAGGATGCACAGGAACTGAGCGACGGACGTGCGGTCCTTAGCATCAATGCCCTGAAGGTGATCGGCACCGGACTGAAGGATGTCGAGATCATTACGCAGGAAGCGCTGAATGCGTTGTTGCTGGAGGAAAAGAAGAAAAGTAAAACGGTAAAGAAGTAAGGAGGAATAATCATGGCAAGAAAAATAAATGGAAGTTTTCAACTGTTCGCCCTGATGAACGGAGTGAACGTTCGCGCCAGAATGGGCATCATCAATGGCCCGCTACGCCAGGAATACAAGAAGGGGACCAGTATCTGTACTCCGGACTGGGAGACATCGGCCAACAAGCCTCTTGTCTATGCGCATCTTAACCGGGATGATAACGGAGCGGTCCTGATTCCGACTACCGTAGACCTGTTCTACAACGGTGTACAGATTGCCTTCGGCGGGGACGGGCTTAGCACCACCGGAGCTTTGGCCGGTGTGTTTAAAAAGTCTACAAAGACAATCAATATCGGAGGCCGTGACTATTCGAACATGATCGTCTTCGAAATCGTAAAGAATATCGTGCCGGTATCCAATTACGATAACGACACAATCCTGCTTAAAGGAACGACTGAGGTCAGCGGTCAGACTCTGGCCTTTGACGGAATCTCCGAAACCGTCGAGATTGTCGAGACGGTAGGCAGCTCCACTACTCTTTACCTGGATGGTGATACGGATGTTACTACAGATTCTCCGACAGCCACGCTCAATGCCCATGTGCTCGTGGATGGCATTACCCCGTCCGATCTTTCCGCATATACGGCGAAGTGGTACAAGGTAAGCGGAGAGACTGCTACGCCGGTAACTACAGGCGCATGGTCCCTGACGGTAAGCGCATCAGATATCGACGGTACGACTACCTACCGATGTGACCTGCTTCAAAAAGACGGTTCTGCGGTTATCAGCAGCGCATACATCAATGTTACCGACTATACCGATCCCTACCGTGTGAATCTGTATGTGGACGGAATTACAGGGGAACAGATCAAGGAAGGTGAAACGGCTATTTATACCGCCAAGGTGGAGAAGGACGACGGTACGGAGGATGCCACCGCTCAGACCACCTTCACCGTTACGGATAACTCAGGATCGGTTATACCCTCCCTCTCCGGCGTGAAGAAAACGATCAGTGTGACATTCCAGGATGTGATGAATGCCGGTGGTGGTATCTCCGGCTATGTCAGTGCAACGATAACGGCATAAGATAATGGCAAAGAAACTGTCTTCCGCTTCATTTAAAGTAAGCGTCGCTCCCGAGTCCGGAGCTGACGCTGTCACCTACTGGCTCGTTCCTTCCGTAACGCAGGTCAAAAGGAAAGGGGACGGGACGCACCTGCCCGAATATGTCTCCTGCGAAAGCATGGCCAAATCCGGAGGGGACACTCCCGTGTCGGGAGTAGGAACCATCAAGTTTGTACTGACCTACCGGACGGGCAGTACATCCTCGGAATTCATCTATTCCTCCCGCATCATCGTGACGTCCGATATGGCAGCAATCTCTTTCAGACTGTATGTAGGTGGTGTACAGATGGACGAGAAGACGGTTCTTGTCGTTGATGACGGACAGGATGGCAAGCCGGGCGATCCTGGCGATCCGGGTGATCCTGGCACGCCGGGAAAAGACGGCACTTTCTTAAAACAGATATTTATTCAGGCGGATACACGTCCGGATGCTCCGACAGGAAGCTCCATTCCGTCAGGATGGGCTGAATATCCGGAATTCGGCGTGCTGACCATTCGCGGGTATGAAGGGGAGTATTATCCCAATGGCGGATACAGACGCTCTCCCAAACTTACTGCGCATAGTGCTTCGTATAGAGACCGTATACTCTTTTCCACGACTAATGCCAATCAGATGATCACCCTTCGTGTGATCGTCTCAAGCGAGGCGTATGATCATGCGTATATCGGGACTCCGGACACCACTCTTGATGTTTCGAACTATTTCGACAGGATGTCGGGTGAGAATGACCGGCTTGTCTCCCAGAAGGTATCGCAACCGGGAGATCACTACATAGAGATTCTGTATGTAAAGGACGGCTCGGTAAACAAAGGCGGGGATATGGTCAAGTATAAGGTCGTACACAGTGATACGGTGTGGGTATCCTCCGCACAGGCTACCTATGACAAGGGTAGTGACAAGTGGGTATACGGAACCTGGTCACGTCCTTCAAAATATCTGGCGGATACACCTGACATGGAGTATATCTTCCGGCGGGAGGAAAGTACTTTCACTCCCGAGTCTGATCCGTTTGTAAAAGGCTTCATTCCTCTTCCTTTCGCATCCGATGAGAATTATCTGGGTGATTTCCTCTCTTCTGCTGCGCAGATTGTGGATGCCATCTATAAGAGTGGAGAAGACTATTATAGATGTATCCGGGCAAGATCTGCCAATTCGGGAATCCTGATCACTGACGAGGATTACTTCAAGTATCTTGTTCCTTTTACCAATGATCCTTTAGGGGTAACCGAAGAATATCCAAGGGAGTATATGTCCTTCCGGAAGAAGGAGAATGGGAAATGGGGGGCATTTTCCGATCCGAAGCTGCATGCCAACTACGCCAAGGGCGAGGACGGACTTCCCGGACCGGCCGGCGAAAGAGGGAGAATGCCATACCCTGCCGGATTCTGGAATGCGGATATCGAGTATACGGCAACGGATGACATCGCTCCGATTGTCTATTACGAGGCCGGATCAACCTACTATGTGATGAGGAGGACGGCAACCATAATCGGTGTGAATCCGATGGAAGATTACCGGGATAATCCTACCACATCATACTGGATACCTTTTGAAAAGTACAAGGCCATATTTACCGAGATCCTGATGGCGAACTTTGCTAAACTGGCAAGCGCGGTGTTTTATGGCGATTATATGTTCTCCCAGCACGGAAAGGATGCTGATGGGAATGATACGACCAACTATGGACTGTTTGATCCGACGAAGATAGGACAGAGTAATTGCCCCTTTACGCCTAACCTGCTTCTTGACCTGTTGCTGGGTAAGTTTATGGGACTGGATGTGGACATTCAGGGCGGAAAGATCGGAGATCTCAAAATAGAGGGGAATCAGTTAAGTGCCGCCAACCCTTCTTCCGGAATAAGAATCGGAACCGGATCGGCAGGAGAGACCGGCTTTGGCAGGTTCCTGCAGCTCGGAGGAGATTATTCCGCTCTGATATCCATGAGACTTGACCGTCAGAATCCTCTTGTTAATGGATTTCGGGGAATAAATATCGAGAGTTATGGAGCCAATAATATTTGTCTGAGTCTGCTTGCCAATGCCGGAAGTAAGTTTGCTATAGATTCAGCAGGTCCTCATCATTTTTATCAGCGGTCCGGAGAAGTATGGGATACTCCCGGTGTCCTGTGGGCGGGAAGGATTAGCGCCGATGGTACGATTGAGAGTTCCTGGGGAAATGGCTGTACTATTGACACTCCTGTGTATCACGGAGGAGCCGGACTCTACGCTTTTAATCATGATCTTAATCATTTGCAGTACTTTGTCATAGTAACAGCTGTTCATGGGAATTGGAGTATTGGTGCGGATACGGATAAGAGTACCCATCAGTTTACCGTCCGGACTTTCCACAAAGATCAGGGATATATAGACTCTCCTTTTGAACTCGCCGTGATAGGAAGAAACAGATATAAAGAATATTGATGAAAAGAATAATAGAAAAATATTTGGGCTGGCTGAAGGATAGTAACCGCCCGAAACACATGAAGTGTGGAACGTTAGTGTATACCGTAATGTTATTGCTTTGCTTTATGTTAGGTATCTCTTTGGTTCCGTCGGCTGTGATTGCTTTTGTCGCAACCTGCATAGTTGCTATGTCCGTTGATTACAAGGATAAACTATGGGGAGGAAAATTTGACTGGCTGGATGTAGTTGCTACAATATTGTTGCCGGGAATAATCACCTTTATAGTGGTACTAATCGCTCTGTTGTAATAATAAACCGGGTCGGCGGTCTAAAAAACCGGGTCGGCGGTCTAAAAAACCGGGTCGGCGGTCTAAAAAACCGGGTCAGCGGTCTAAAAAACCGGGTCGGCGGTCTAAAAAACCGGGTCGCTGTTTAAAAATGATATATGTGACATCATCAGCAGGTTATTATGGTTTGATAACATAATTGTTAATAGGCGTAAAATTAAATAGAAAAGATATACCTTATATTATATGTAATAATCGATAGAATTGCCCGGCATATGACATGCCGGATTTTTTATTCTCAAATGTTAAAATATGCAGTAAATCACAATATTTTTCTTTTTTTATTTGGAGCGTATCACATTAATTATTATCTTTGTCACATCAATAAGAGATAAAGTAATAACAATATAAAAAACAAAGATTATGAAGACGTTTGAATTTAACAACGAGGCAATTACTATCGAGAAAACAGGTTACGGACAGTATGTATTAAGCGGTTTGGGTATCTCAGTGCATTGTACGGACTCTGAGATCTGGGATTGGTGTGATGACGATGAAAACGAAGATAAGCATTTGGCGGCCAAAGAGTCTGCGTACAGACTGCTTGTAAATTCTTTGTAAAACAAAAAAATAAACAACATGGAAAAAGTGAGTAAAAAAAGAGGAAAGATTATCACAGACCGAGAAGAACTGCTTGTTTGTCAGCAATATAAGGATGGCTGGACACTTAGAAAGATAGCGACGTATGCTAACATCTCCCAGACAACCGTGATGGCGATCTTAAGGAGAAGGGAGATCCCTCTCCGGAACGGAAAACAGATCACTGAAGAGCAGGAAAAACAGGTGATAGATCTGTATCTGTCAGGAGGAAAGATTAAAGAGATAATGTCAAAAACCGGCGTAAAGTCTGAACAGACGATTTACCGGATCATCAACAATTCTGGAGTAGATAAGAGGAGGTAACAATTACTCCTTTAATCGTTAAAAGATGTAGTAAATCACAATATTTCCTCTGTTTTATTTGGAGCATATCAAATTAATTATTATCTTTGTTACATCAAATAAGAGATAAAGTATTAACAACTAAAAAAAATAAAGAT